GATGTGCTGTGATGAGCGCAACAGCGATCGATGAAGTGATTCTGGCGGTGAGCGAGTATTCCAGAACGCATTTTGGAGTGAAGAACGGAAGCGATTTCCACGAGGTGGCGCGTGCGCTCATGGAGAGCCAGCAGTTCAAGAACATTCGCGTGAGTGCTGCCGCAATGGGGTTTCTGTTTTCCATCATTCGGCCGCCGTCAAAGGGGAAGTTCAAGAGTGACCCCTCCGGGGCGCTGGACGAGTTGATGCGGGATAGCCCAGTGAGCGAATTGATGGCGGATGTTTTCTACATGGGGTATTGCGCAGGAAAGCGAGCTGCCGAAGTCGGCGAGCTGGAGAAGCTGGGGCCTCTATGAACATGTGGTGCCACGCAATTTGCGATGCCTGCTGGGTGGAGTGGAACCCCGTGGAGTATCCCGTGCGCCTTGTGCAGCCTGTGCGTGAGCGCTGCTGTTTTTGCGGCGACGAAACGGAGTCTGGAATTTACGTGCGCGAGGATCCGAAGACGGCACCGTGCCGGGGAGAGGGCGGATTCCACGCTGAGGCGAGCTGATGGATTACGTAGTGGACGCGGGCAAGATCGAGCGCATGCGATCGACGTCGCCGCGCGACGCCGCGCTAATGATGGTGACGATGTGGGACGGCGACGCGGTCTATCCGATCGAGGTGTATGCAGAAGCAACCGGCGAGCGGGTGACGTTTGTCGAGGAGGAGGCAGCGTGACAGAGCAGGCGAAAACGATTGAGGTTTTTCTTTGTAAGAGCGCGCTGGGCTGCTGGGTCATTCTCCGGTCCGACACGCCTCAATATGCCTGGGCCGGCGCCCACTGGACATTGCATCGCAACGGCCTGCCGGCCGCGGACTTTCAGGTCTGCAACTTTGAGTGCCGTGACGACGCCGCGGCGTATGCCCGTAAACAAGGCTTTTCAGTTATCGAGGTGCTGAACGGGTGAAGTACAAGCGCTTTGTGTATCACTGCTCGCCGTGCGAAGGGACAGGGCTACAGAGAGATGCCCAGGCGGCATACAAAGTGCGAGTTTGCGAGGCCTGCGGAGGCGCGGGCCGCAGGCGAATGACGGTGCGGGAGTGGATTGAGCTCAATCGGAAGGGGAGCGGGAGGGTGAACTAGATGGCAGAGCCGGCAAAGCAGCTTGCGGCCGAAGTGCTGGAGGCCTTCATGGCGCGCGGGAACGAGGCGCGGCGGCGCGCGGCCGAGAGCCTGTGCTCCTTGAGCGGCGCCCGCCTGGTGTGCCGTGAGTGCGGTGTGATTGAAATGCTGACCGTGGAGAGCTCGCTCCGCTACATCTCCACCGGCTGGCCGAGCCATTGCGGCAAGGAGATGGAGGTCCGCACGGGACCGGCCTAAAGAGTGTTAGGAAGTAAATCCGACGAAAGGAGAGACGAGGACGAAAAGCATGCGGCGGGAGCGGAAAAACTGAGCATTGGACCGCTCCCAAAGCTGCTCACATGAGAGAGAAATGTCCCATCGCCATCACCATCATCATCGAAAACCGCGGTACTCAATCCGGGTCATCCGCGTTAGGAAAAGGGAGAAGAAAATGGCTGTAGGCAACATCACCGCAGGAACCACGGGCCAGTTCGCGGCCTCACTGCTCGACAACGGAGCTGCATTTACCCCGCCCTCTGGATCGACTTACACGCTCAATCCGACCTGGACATCTTCCGACCCGAGCGTGACCTTTGCGCCGGCTACGACGGATGCCAGCAACGGCGCAATCCCGCTACAGGACCAGACCCTCGTAACCGTGCCCGCCGGCGATACCGGGACCAGTGTGACCATCACGGCCACTGCTCCGGCCCCCGATGGGACCACGGCGACGGGCTCGCTTGTGGTGGCGCTGACTCCTGTACCGCAGAAGTTCGCGCTGGCAGTTTCACAACTGGCATAGGAGCACAATGAACGACCCGTTTCAGAAGCCGCTGATCTCTTCCACCGTGGACTGGCTCCCCGATGCCGCGCCCGAGGCGCTACGCGAGCGCTGGTTCGCGCGGTACCGGGAACTGCGGGCCGCGCGCGCGGTAGAGGAAAAAGCTGCCGAATCCGGGGCCGGGGAGGTGTGGGGTGGTTGAGAGACTCTACGAGATTCTCTTTGGCTGCCGGCATCGCCGGCTTTCATTCCCCCTCACCGCGAAAAGTGACCGCCGAACCTATGTGGTCTGTTTGGATTGCGGCAAGGAATTTCCCTATGACTGGACGCAGATGAAGATCCGGAGAGCAGCGTGAGCAAGGAAGGGCAGCTATAGCAACCGGGCCACAATCCGAGGGCGTAAGCCAGCGGCCGCTTCAGGCGGCTGCTCCGAAGTTTCTCACCGACCTCGGTGTCGCCAAAGGACACGCGATGGTCCGCTGCCCTTGGGCCCTGCTGGTGATGGCCGGCCAGGAGTTCGCGAAGTTTGAAAAGAAAGAGGTCACGGCGACCTACCGTGCCCAGCTCGATAAGAGCCGACTGTTGCGCCAGGTGCTCCCGATGATCTTCCTCGGCTCGATCCCGCGCGATGGCATCGATTGCACCCAGGTGTACAAACACACACACGGCGAATTTGCCGCCGCGATGGGGTATACCTGGACGGAGAGCTACACGCGCAACGCGAGGAAGGCTCCAAAGTTTGTGAAGCGCCAAATGCGGCAGCTTGTGAAGGGCGCCGTCTACCGCTTCGTCTTCCAGGGAGCCAAACCAAACCCGATATATGGGCCGAACGATTTCACAATGTCCAGCGCGAAAGAGCTGCGCGAGGACAAAGAGTGGCAGAAATATTGGCGCACGGTGCGAGGCGAGTACTCCGGCTATACACAGATGCCGGCATGGCTCCTCGATCCGCGGACACCCGGCACTCCTTACGAAAAGCTGGCCCTTGTGGCGTTGGCCTCCTTTGGCCTTTTCACACTCGACGCCAATGGCCATTGCAAAGGCGAGCTACAGAAAGAACTCGCGGCGATCGCCAGCCGCGTGGGGCTCTCTCCGGATGCCATACGCTCAGCGTTGGCCACCTACCAGGAGTTGAAGCTTCTCCAGGTGAAGGTCCATCCGGTGCGCTACGTGCTGCACGGCAAGGTTGTGGGCGGCTGGATGGTGGACGGCGAGCCGGTGGCATGTCACGGCGGATCCGCCCACCCAAAACGCGCGAAGGAGAAACTGGCAGACGGCGCCATCTGCCCCCGGTGCGGCGCGGCCTGGAAGGAACCTCCCGAGGGCGCGGCGCTGCGCCAGCCCCCCAACACGATCTACTACGTCGCCGGCCGTGAATTCAGCGAAGACAAGGCGGCGGCTGAAATGGCGCGCTTCCTGGCGGCCGGGCAGCCCGTGAGGGATAATCCCTGGTTTGATCAGGCCGTGGCCCTGCACGCGGCTGTTATGCGCGAATGGATAGGCACCAGGCAACTTGAGCGCACCCTGCACGCCGAAAGCAAAGCCCGTATGCTGAAAGCCCACGTACCGGGCTGGATGATTGACCTGCTGTTCCGCCGAAAACCGCCCGGATGATCCCCCTCACAATCTAAAACGCAACATGCTGATGAAAGGCCGGAGGCGAGGTGTCTCCGGCCTTGTTTTTTGCGCACGCTAACAAACTCATGCACTTAGCCGGATGGCCCGCTCGTGAGTGTCAACCTAGGTTGACACGGCACACCCTCCGGAAATTGGCGGAGTGACAACCTGGGTTGACACGGCAACCCGTTCTAACGAAAAAGCGAAGAACCGGCGAACGAGTGTCAACCTGGGTTGACACGACGCTGGAAAACCGGGAACTTGCCGCCCCCCTCCCAGCCAGTCTCATAACCAAAAACCAGCCCCGCTCTGATTGAAAACAAGGCTTAACAAAACCAAAAACAACCGAAGAGTCAGCAGAAAACCATGGTAGTTATTTGGGGTTATTGAAGAAGCAAATTGAGTACTAGATATGTGGCCGTCCGCCCTGTGGATGCTGTGCAAAGAAGGAGGCACGCTATCGCGTGCGACGGGCTTCGCCCTCTTTTCGAAGAGCAAAAGGAGCGCCGCAAAGAACGCGGCGGATGAAAAACAAAGACAATCATTCTGCGAAGGGGCGCTGCCCCTTACGCGCATCCCCGCTCTCGCTTTTGAAAGACGGGGCGCAAGCGACATGCCAAACCACCGGCACTGCACGCCCGAAGATCGCGAAGCTGTGAGCAAAGAGCAACCGCAACGGCAACCGCAAAAACCGCGGCGCGGACGATACATGCATCCGCGCGCGCCGAGATATGAACGGTTAGAGAAAGGTGAGAATGGTGGGGCCGTTATACTAGCTGCGCAAGGTATTCACACTTACTTACGCAGAATTGCTTGCAGAGTAGACGAATTGTGGTGCAAGCTGGACTCCTACTTACCTGTGCAATTCGTTTTCGGGATTCACCTTCCGACGTTGGGCTGTAACCTTCCTCCCTCGCTGAACGCATCCGGCCGCTGCACCTGCCAGGACACGTGTGTTCCCCTCCTATAACCTGATTCGCAGGTGCAGCGTTCTTTTCAGAGGTCCGCATGGCAAGGCACCTGAACCGGGCAGAACTCCTTTCAGCTTATGGCACCCACCTGCGATATATCACCGAAGCCCAAGCCTACGCCCAGATCGACGCCGGCGAGGCCGTGAAGCTGCGCTGCAATCGCAGCCTGGCCAAAGGTAAGCAGCTTGTTATTCAGCTACGTGATCACCGGCGCGTTCAGCGCGTGATCGCCACGCTCACTGAGCGCGATATGGAACGCAATGCGGAATCGGCGGCCGAAACCGGCAAGGAAACGATGCGCGTTCACCAGTGGCCAACCGTGTATGACACATTCGCCGTCACCATCGTCGCCGGACGCGGCGTCTTTATCCCAGACCCAGTGAAAGCCGCGGAACGAGCACAGCGATGATCGAGCTGGATGGAAAAGTCGTCAGTGTGATCTCGGGCAGCGAGAACCATGACGGTCGCCGGCGCGTGACTGTGAAAGTTGCAGACGCGGATTTTGCTTTCAACGAGCTGCGAATTCCAAACTGCGAGCTGCAGGTGGACGACATTGTGCGCGTCGAGATCTCATCCGCGCGAAAGCCAACTTCTTTTCTGATTTCAGATAGTCCAATCGAGCGCGTATTCCCCGATGCCACGAAGTAAAGCCTACGAAATCGCCGATGCGGTCCTGAGCGGTCGCGTGCTGGTGATGAAGCCTCCGCCGCCAGACGATGGATTGACGCGCGTCGAACTGAAGATGTGCGAGCTGTGTCCGGCGCTTTTCACGCGCGAGGTTGGAAGCAATGCCAAGTACTGCTGCACTTGCCGAGGCTCGCACGCGCAGGCTCGCTTCAAGGGCGATATTTTGCGTTTCTACTCCCGGCGCGGACAGCAGTCGTCTGCGCCATATATTTTTGGCAAGCGAGCCAGTGAGCGCGATCGAGTTCCTAAGCTACAAGGACGACGGCGCCGAAATAGAGGATGAACTGACATGGACAAGTTCTTGAAAGCTGTTGGAATTTTCACAGTTTCTTTCGTCGTTCTCGCGGCGCTCTCAGCTCTCACGGCGTATCCGACAATGTGGCTGGTGAACTGCCTGTTCACGGCGTCAACGTTAGCCGCAGTGTTCGGAGTTGCGAAGCTGACATTCTGGCACGCACTTGCTCTCGACTTCCTTTGCTCAATCCTGTTCAAAGGTGGCAACACGTCGGTGAAAGCGTAAACACAATGGCAGTCATCAGCGCAAAGATACAGTGCTCAGCATGTCGCACAGTGTTTCCTGACGCGCGCGCGTGGACAGACCATCTAGTGAGTTGCCCCAAACGATCGACAGTGCGAAAGCATTTGGAGCGTTACTGTGCCCCTGCGCCCTCGGCGGCCGTGTCCAGGACGCTGCGGTAAGCTCACCGACTCTGGACTGTGTCCCGAGTGCCGGCGTCGGCGCGACCGCCAGCGGCCGTCTTCGGCCGAGCGTGGATACGACAACGAATGGCGGAAGTTTCGCTCAGGCTTCCTGCGCAGGCGTCCCCTCTGCGAAGCGAGCTGCGGATGCTCGCAACCGGCAACGGATCCTCACCACCTGGTGCGTCTGATCGACGGCGGATCCAAGTACGACGAATCAAACCTGCAAGCGCTGTGTAGTGATCATCACGACAGCCTCGGCGGCGGCGGAGGATGGCGCTAACCCCTAGGGGGGTAGCAAATCCTTTTTGCGCCCAGGCGCCGTGACCGCCCGTTCAGAGCCATTTTCAAATCCGCAAAATTCCACTTTTTCTAAAACGAACTTTCCAGGGGTAGTAAAGCAGCGACGCCGAAAAACAGCGACGTCCTGCCGACACTGCCCCTGGACGGGCGACCTCCCTATGGCCAGACCACTCACACCGACGGCAGTACTCGAACAGAACGGTGCCTTTGAGCACGATCCCCAGCGCAGAGCTGCGCGCGAGGGCGAGCCTGCCGGCCGCGGAGTACTCGGAGATCCTCCGGAGCGTTTTACCCCGCTACAGCGCGACGCCTGGTATGAGTTGGAGCTCCTGGCACCCGAAGGTGTTCTCACCGGCTCCGACCGCGTCATGGTGGAGATGTATTGCCAGCTCGTCGCGCGTATGCGTGGCGAACCAGACGCCGAGGGCTATCCCCGCCCCCTGAAGGCTGCCGAGTTCACGCAGCTCCTCAATATCCTCGGACGCCTGGGCATGACGCCCTCTGATCGGGCGCGGCTGAAGGTGCCTGAGAAGTCAAAGAAGCCGGCCAATCGTTTTGCCGCCATGGCCGCCGACTCGAACGATGTCCAGTGAACGCGACTATGCGGCGATCGCAACCCAGTACGCAGAGGACGTAGTCGCCGGCAAGATCCTCGCCTGCAAATGGACGATCCTGGCCTGCCAGCGTCACCTCCGCGACCTGGCTAAAAGCCGCGCGGGCGTTTTCGATTACGTCTGGCGGCCCGAGAAGGCCAGCCGGGCTTGCTATTTCATCGAAGGGCTTCCCTACCCCAGCGCCTTCTTTAAGACCCCGGAAAGCGCGACGATCACCCTTGAGCCCTGGCAGATTTTCAATACTGCCTCAATCTTCGGCTGGGTCAATCGCGAGGACCAGACGCGCTACCGCTTTCGCGAGGCGTACCTCACGATGGCGCGAAAAAACGCGAAGTCCACCTGGGCAGCCGGCGTCGCGATTTACAAATTTGCGGCTGAGAACGAGCAGGGCGCGCAGGTTTTCTTCGGCGCGGCCTCGCGCGAGCAGGCCACTGAAGTGGGCATGGTTCCTGCCCTGGCGATGATCGAAGAGACGCCGGAGCTGCAGGAGTCCTACAACCTCAAGCCCGGTAAGAAGGGCGTCACCAAGCGCGGCGATCGCACGGCGATGATGAAAACCATCATCGGCAAGCCGCGGGATGGCTCCCACCCTCACTGCGCGGTGATTGACGAGTACCACGAAGACACCGACGACACGCAGTACCAGGCGATGAAAACCGGCATGGGAGCCCGCAAGAATCCCCTGCTCCTCGTCATCACCACGGCCGGCTACGACCTGGTGAGCGTTTGCCGCAAGCTGCAGGATACGGCCGAGCAGGTTCTTGAGGGCGTGCTCACCGACGAGCGCTGGTTCATAAACATTTACACGCTCGACGAGGATGACGACTACACCGACATTTCGGTCGCCATCAAGGCCAACCCGAATCTCGGCGTCAGCGTGAATCCGGAATATCTGGAGAGCCAGATTACCTCGGCGCTCAATCGCGTTAGCGAGCAGCCCGGCGTAAAGACTAAGAATTTCAACCTCTGGGTCGCCAGCAAGAATCCGTGGATCCGCGTCGAGGACTGGAAGGCCTGCGAAGACACCACGCTCAAGCTTAAGGACTTCGAGGGCCAGGACGTGTACGAAGGCCTCGATCTCGCCGAGGTAGTAGACCTCGCCTCGAAGATGCGTTGCTTCCCTCGCCTTGAAGGCGAGGAGGACGCCAAGGAACTTCACTTCTATCTCTTTGGCGAACATTATCTCAACGAGGCGCGCGTGCACATGAAGGGCAACGCGCACTATGCGGAGTGGGTCGAGGACGGATGGCTCACCGAGACGCCCGGAACCACCACGAGCTACCGGGTGATTTTGGAAGGCTTGGTCGAGGACGGCAAGCGCTTCCTGGTCAAAGAAGTTGATTACGATCCGCACCACGCCGCTCCCCTCGTGCAGTTCATCCAGGAGCACAAAGACTGGGACCAGAGCGCGGAGTTTGTCGAGATCCTTTCCACCTATGCGAATTTCTCGCCGGCGATGAAGGAATTCGAAAAGGCTGTTCTGGAGAGACGCGTCCACCATGACGGCGACCCGGTACTGGCCTGGTGTATCAGTAACACCATCTGTAAGCCCGTCGCGCGCGATTGCGTCATGCCTGACAAGAAGCGCCGCGAACTGAAGATCGACGCCACCATTGCCGCCCTTGAGGCGTTCATGCGCGCTTCCCTCGCCACCCCCAGCGCTTCCGGTGGCTGGTTTGAACCCTTCGTGATCTAGGACATAAATGTCGCTCATCTCCCTGAATCTTGAGTACGACCCCGCGCCGGACGAGAAGCGCACCAACCCGCTGGAGGATCCGTCCATTCCGCTGGGCTCTCCGGCCGTCTGGTCCTGGCTCTCCGGCGGAGAGCCCACCGCATCCGGTGAGATGGTCAACGAAGTCACGGCGCTCCAGACCATCAGCGTCTATGCCTGCGTGCGTGTCCTGGCGGAGTCCATTGCATCGCTGCCCTGCAAGCTCCTTGAGCGCCTAAAATCCGGACGCTCTGAAGCCGTCGATGAGGATCTCTACTACCTTCTCACCGTCCAGCCCAACTCGGAGATGTCAGCTTTCACCTTTTGGGAGACGCTCATCGGCTGCCTGGCTCTCACGGGCAACTGCTACGCGGATATCATCCGCGATCGCGCCGGCCGTCCCGCGGAGTTGTTTCCGCTGAATCCGCTAAAGACCACGGCCTTTCGCACCACGCGGAATGTGCTCGCTTACAAAACTACGGATGGAATGGCCAACGGAGCAGAGCGCGTCATCGCCTCTCCAGACGTTCTGCACATGCCGCTCTTTTCGTTTGACGGGCTGAAGGGATTCAATCCTATCCACATGGCACGCCAGTCCGTGGGACTCACCCGCGCGGCTGAGAAGTTTGGCGCCCGCTTCTTCGGCAACGGCTCGCGCCCCGGTGGCGTGCTCACGTTGAAAGAAGCCCGCAGCCTCGATGTAAAGCAAATGACGCAAGTGCGAGACCAGTGGTCCAATGTCCAGGGCGGAGTCAACCAGGGGCGCACGGCGGTCCTGCCAGGCGATTGGAACTACCAGCAGATCGGGCTCAGTCCCGAGGATTCGCAGTTTCTGCTCACGCGCAAGTTTCAGCGCGAAGACATCGCCGCGCTCTTCCGGGTACCGCCGCACATGATCGGCGACACGTCCAGGCTCAGCAACTCGAACCACGAGCAGCAAAGTCTCCAGTTTGTCACGGACACGTTGCGTCCCTACATCTGCCGCGCCGAGCAGGAAGTAACACGCAAGCTGCTGCCCACGCGTGGACGCACGGCAGGGAAATTCTTTATCGAGTTTGATATTCGCGAGCGTTTACGCGGCGACTTCCAAACCACCATGAACGGGCTCGCACTCGGCCGTCAGTGGGGCTTCCTCACGGCCAACATGGCGCTTGAGGAGATCGGACAAAATCCGGTCGGCAAAGAAGGCGATGTGCTGCTCTATCCGTTGAATATGGGCAACGCCACCGACCTGCTCAACCCGCCATCCGAGCGCCAGTCATCCGGCAGCCAGGGCGTGCAGGGACGCAACATGCGCCGGTTCATCTCATCCTACCTGCGCCTCTTCCGCGATGGAGTAGGCAGGGTTTGTGCGCGCAATAAGCGTGACTTTGCGGCCATTGAGGGCGTGTTCAAGCCCACTTTAGAGTCCATTTGCGAGACGCTCGTGGACTCCGCGCGCGAGGAGTTTTCGCTCGAACAGACCTGGACGCTCGATTGTTCCAGCGTCATTCGTGCGCAACTCAAGAAGATGGAAGGCCGCGCCAATGCATGGGCCAACGATAAGGCCGATGAAATCACCGGCCAGGAGCTTGCTCGCGCCCTCCGCGCCATCTCCTTCCATGTTTACAGAGAAGCGGGAGCCTCACGGGCGCCTGCGCAGAGTGGCGAAGCCACGTCGCGCACGGCTCCCGCCGGCAGCGGCGACGCCGCGTTACCCGCCTCTGCGCCCGCGGTCGGCGACGCCGCGTTACCCGAAGACACTTCAGATTCCGAGGACATCCATGAATAAGCGGGAAACCCGTTCCCTCCAGGCGCGCGAGCTGCGCGTCGCCAAAAACGCCGACGGCAGCCGCACTCTTACCGGCGCCATTGTCTATAACTCGCTCTCCTGCGATCTTGGCGGATGGAAGGAAATCATCGCTCCGGGAGCGTTTGCAGCTTCAATGGACGATGTCCTCTGCCTGCGCGATCACAAGCCCACGCTGCTGATGGGACGCACCAAGAGCGGCACTCTCGCCCTGAAAGACACCTCTGAAGAGCTTCAGTTCAGTTGCAAGCTTCCTGATACCGAGCCCGCCCGCAGCCTGGCCGAGGCGGTTGATCGCGGCGACCTGGATGGCGTCTCTTTCGGGTTCTCCGTGGTCAACTATGAGACCGATGTGGAGTGGAAGGTGGTGGGCGACCTGGTCGTTCGCACCGTGCTCCGCGCCATCCTCTGGGAAATCTCGCCCTGCTCCTGGGCAGCCTATCCAGAAAACAGCGTTTCCGTCCGCTCCCTCGCCGGTTGCCCTGCCGAGCTGAAGGCAAAAATCATCGCCCAAGCGCCTGCGGCCGGCAGCGAAGCATTACCCGCCACGCGGTCTTCCGCTTGCGACTGTACCTGCGACGAGTGTGTCGCCGGAGATTGCGGAGATTGCTCCAACTCCGACTGCACCGACCCTGAATGCAGATGTGAGCGGAGCCATAAGCCGCCTGTCACGCCGCCAGTCGCCCTGCCCGCCATCTCTGACTCCGATCGCCAGCGCATGCACATGCAGCTCGAGCTGCGCGCGCGCGAATAATCGAAAAGATTCTTTTCGAACCAATTTTAGTTCTACGCGGGCTGAATCGTCCTCGCCGGATGCCTTCAATGGCGCCGCCTCAGCCCGCTTCCAGGGGTCCTGCCGACTGACCTGGAAAAACAGGCAACACAAATCCCACCCCCGAGAAAACGCCATGACCCTCGCCGAGCTGCGCGCCCTGCGCGCTTCGCATATTGCTGCTGGCAAACTGATCCAGCAGAAGGAAACTCTCACCGCTGAAGACCGCACGGCCTTCGATAACGCAATGCTCAAGGCAGACGAAGTCGGCCTCGACATCGCTCGCGTCGCAAAGCTTGACGCACTGGAATCCGAGGACCGCAGCGTCACCGCTCCGCCCCGCCCCGGCCCGGGCGAAACGGTTGCCGTTGACAATCGCACTCCGGAAGAGCGCAAGAAGGCTCTCAACATCGCCATCCGCAATTACCTGATTACCGGCCAGATCGAAAAGCGCGACCTGGGCGTGGCCGCCGACGGCATCCTGATCCCCACCGGCGTCACCGATGCCGTGGTGGCAAAGAAGTACGCCGGCTCCATCCTGGACGTGGTCAATCACCTGAAGACCGCTACCGGCGAGCCCGTCAAGGTGCCGTTCATCAACGACATTGCAAACGGCTTCGTCCTCAATTCGGTGGCTGCCAGCACCACGGACCCCTCCGTCGCCGGCATCACCATCTCGATTGACGATCTCCGCATGAACCCGATCCTGCTGGAAAACAGCTTGATTCAGGATTCTGTCTTTGACCTGGCCAAGTTCATCTCGGATGCCTGCCAGTCGCGGTACGTGCGTACCATGTCCTCGTTTGTAACGCTGGGAAACACCTCCAACGTGCAGGCCCTTTCTTCGGGTGTAACCGCCACCGTGACCAGCTCCACCACGATGGTCCTGAAGTACGCGGACTTCGTCAACCTCCTGGTCGCACTCGATCCGGCGTATGCGCAGGATGCTTGCTGGGTCATGAGCAACGCCACCCTCGGCGCTGTCCTCGGAATCCTCGACGGCAACAACCGCCCGATCTTCGTTCCGTTCAACGATGGCGCCACCTCGGGCTTCGTCGGCCAGATCCTCGGCTACCCGGTCAAGATTAACCCCTACCAGCCTGCCATCGCCGTCGGCGCTCCGCAGGTCCAGTTCGGCGATTTCAAACAGGGCTACACCCTGCGCGAAGTTGAGCCGGGCATCGTCCTTCGCCGCCTCAACGAGCGCTATGCCGAGCTGAACAAGGTCGGCTTCGTGGCCTTCGCGCGCGTCGGCGGAGCCGTCACCGATGCGGGCACCCACCCCATCATCACCATGGTCGGAAAGTAACCAGCGCCAGCGGCCGACAGCGCGGCTGGGTCTCGAATCCAGCCGCGCGTTACCCGGCTACCAAGCTGCCAGCGTTCCTCCTGTGCGCGGGGCCGGACCTGCTTTCCCGGCCTCGCTTTTTGATAGGACAGTTATGAAGCCACGCATCAGTAAACGGAACCGGCTCCAATGGGATGTCGTTATCCCATGGAACCCCCTTAACAATTACGTTGCCATGTCGTGGCACGAGGCTCTGGTGTACGCGCTTTCATTCGCTCGGACCCTGCCGACGGCTCTATGAAGATCCACCTGCTGAGCACTTTATTCGGCCACACCCCCGGAGACACCATCGAAGTGTCGGAGACCCTCGGTAAGGGGCTCATCGCCTCCGGACGGGCCTCGGCGCCCCAGACACCCCAGGTGCCCCCACAGGCCTCCCACCCGGCCATCAAGCGCCAGCAGGCCGTCTTGCGGCCTAGAGAGAGCCGGTAAATCCCATGCAGATCAACTACCATCTCGTCGCCGGGCCCGCCGTTGAGCCGGTCACGCTCGCGCTGGCCAAGGCGCAGTTGAACGTCGAGGCGGCATTTACCGACGACGATGCGCTCATCGGCGGTCTCATCACGGCCGCGCGTCAGCTCTGTGAGCAGGCAATGTGCCGGGCCATCTTCAACCAGAGCTGGCTTCTCACTCTCGATCATTTTCCGTGGGTGAGCTTCAACAATGGAACCGTCCGCCAGACCAATCGCAGCGACTGGCCGTTCCTCTCGGACTTCTGGCAGGGCATGACCATCAACCTGCCCATGCCGCGCCTGGTCTCGGTCACCTCCATCACCTACGTGGACCTGACGGGCGCAACGCAAACGCTCGATCCCGGCAGCTACTACGCGGACGTCAACTCCGAGCCGGCGCGCATCGTTCCCAAGCCCGGAGCCTACTGGCCTTACACCCAGCAGTACGTGCCAGGCTCGGTCCAGGTCACCTTCGTGGCCGGCACATATGGCGACGGCGTTGAGGTGAACACCTGCCCGCAAACCATCGCCCTGGCCATCATGCAGATGGTCGCGGACTGGTACGCCAACCGCGAAAACAGCGTGGTCTCCAGCGGCATCGGCGTCGCCGAGCTGCCCTACGGAGTGCGCCGCCTCCTCGAAAGCGAAAAGTTCTATTGCTTCACCCTGGAGAACAACTAGCAAGCGCCAGCAGCTGGCAGCGGCGTCTGTCGCCGCGTTACCCATCACACGAAAGCTGAGAGACATTTCCCATGGCGATGCAGCCCATCCGCGCCGGCGAATATCGCCACCGCGTGCAGTTCCAGTCCTGCTCCACGACGCACGATTCCTTTGGCGGAGAGACCCAGAGCTGGACGACCTATGCCACGGCACGGGCCAAGATCGCAGAATTCAACGCAAAGATGATCTACCAGACGGATGAATTCGTCTCCGAGAGCACCTACAAGATGGAGCTCCGCTACCTCGGCGCCGGCGTGAAGGTCAGCGCGCAGGACCGCGCGGTGGACGAGGATGGCGTGGTCTACGTGATCGATGCACCGCTCGACAGCGAGCGCCGCCATCGCAAGCTCGTCGTTCTCTGCCATGTTTTGGACGAGGCCGACTGATGAAGCTCGACTTCGATTGCGACCTCTCTCAGTTTGAGCGCGACCTCACCAAGCTCGGAATCAAGGCGTCAACGACGATCACTGCCCGAGCGCTGAGGGCAGGCGGAGCGATTCTCGCAGAGGCTCAGCGTGACCACGCCCCGATCCTGACAGAGAAGATTCCTGGAAGCGATTCACTCGAGCCTGGTGCGGTCAAAGACGACATCCAGACCATGATCAACATTGACGGCGTGAAGGGCGTTGCGCAAGCCATCGTTGGCCCAGGGTACGAAACGGACTACGTGGTCAACTGGCTTGAAAAGGGCCACGAGATGGTCTCACACGGCAAGAAGCGCAATCGCACAAAGATCGGCAAGAAGGGCTTCGTCGATCCCGTCAACGACGGCGAGGGCTTCATGAGGCCAGCCTACGAGGCTTCCGCGCAAGCCGGCCTGGACAAAGCGTTGGACGTGATGGCGGATGGAATCAGCGAAGAGCTCGATGCTGGAGGTGCCGAATGATTCAGCAAGGCATCGTCGCGCTGCTCGCCGCAAATGAAGGCGTCTCCACCCTTGTCGGGACGAACATTCTTCCGGTTACTCTGCCTCCCGGCTTTACCGCGTATCCAGCAATCACCTACACGGTGATGCCGGAGAGAGGCGTCATCCTTCTGGACGGCAGCCTGGGCGAACAGCACGCACGCATGCGCTTCAAATGCCACGGCCTGGAGTACCAGAACGCCGCCAATGTCCAGGCGGCCGTACACGCCGCGCTGGATACGTTCGCCGGGCAGCTCTCAGACGGCACCGTCGTCCAGGCCGTCGAGGCCGCGGATGGCACCGATTTCTATCTCTCAGATCAGAAGGTCTTCGGCCGGGTCTGCGAGTTCACCTTCCATTTCGACTAGCTGGCGCCAGCGGCCCGGCAGCGCGGCTTTATCGCGCGTTACCCGGCTGCGAAGCCAGGCAGCTTCAAATTTCACAATTCACAACACGGAGAAACACATGGCCAGCAAATCTCAAGCAGGGCGCGGGGTAACTATTGGCATCGGCGTAGCCCCCGGCACCACTATCGGCGAAGTTAAGAACGTCAAGCGTTCCGGGCAGGAATGGAAGCGCGAAGATGTCACCAACATGAGCACCTCGGGCAACACCACCGAGAAGCTTGCCACCATCCTGGAAGAAGGAACGGTGGAGATCTCCGGTAATCGCGTCTCTGCGGATGCCGGCCAGATTGCCTTGGAAACCGCCTTTGAGTCGGGCATCGCCACCAACTTCGTCATCACCCTGCCGAAAACGGCCACACAGACCGTCGCCGGCGACACTTACACCTTCAGCGCCATCGTCGTTTCCCAGATGCCCGGCGACCTGGACGTGACGAAAACCATCACCTTCTCCGCCAAACTCGACATCACCGGGAACGTGGTATTCGCAGTCGGCAGCTAAACACCGATCAGCAGTGCCCTTCCCCACCCTTTATACCGGAGTTCTTGATGAAGAAGACGACGACTGTCCTGAATACCCCTGCAGATCCCACGTTGCCCAAGGTGGGCATCACCATCGCCGGCAAGCAGTACTTCCTTTGCTTCGATTTCAACGTCCTGGCCAAGGGCAGCGAGCTCCTCGGCGGGAACCTACTCGACGGCCTCGACTTCGATAAGATCGATGCCAAGCGCCTGCGCACTCTTTTCTGGCTCTCCTTGCAGAAATTTCAGCCGGAGATGACAGAGGAAGAAGCTGGGGCTCTCGGCGGGCCGTTCAACGCCAGCAAGATCCTGGGCGCCATTGCTGCTGCCTACACGGGCTCAAATCCTGATGCGGCATTGGATGGAGAGAAAAGCCCAAACGCAGAGGCGCCGGAGCAAAGCTAACTCTGGCGCAACGCTGGATGAACATGTGGTCCACCGCCCAGGTCGAACTGGGCATGTCGGCCGAAGAGTTCTGGCAGCTCACTCCACGCCAATTCGCCGCGCTGCTGGCGCGCAAGCGTGAGCAGCGCGAGTACCACGAGTTGCTGATGGGCGTGCTGGCATCAACCGTGGCCAACTACTCGTTCGGCGCTCCAAAGAAGCCGCGCGTGCCCACGGACTTCATGCCTTCGCAAGCGGGCAAAAAGCCCGCGGAGAAACCGAAGCGGGTACGGACGGCAACGGTTGTTGACCAGGTCCGCGCAATCTTCGGCGGTATGGCGGCGCGGGGCTGAGGTATTATTCGCCGATGTCACTCGAATTCACCGCAGAACCTTCGGACAACATCCCGCACTCCGTTCAACAGGAGTGTGAGCGCTGGGCCAACGGGCACATTCCGCTCCCCGCCAAAGTGCTCAAACACTATCGCCGGGGTGAAATGGAGTTGTGCCTTCTTTGCCGCCGCGATGCGTGCAAATTTTTCGTTCACATCATCGCCAGGGGAAATCGTAAGGCCGCCAAAAATAGAGAGCGGGAGCGTAGCCACGCCCTCCCAGGCGGGGTTGACAATGGTCAGGGCGCGGTGTTTGTCTATGCGGTTAAGATCGTGAACGATCAGCAGCGGATTGTTCAACGGATCCCGAGCGTTATACGGCTGGCACCGCTCAATGAGGTCGCGAGCCTCGCGGGAGCCCACTCCTTCTATCTTGAGGCTAAATACCCGTCGAAATTCCGCTGCACTCGCCGGTTTTTCGCTGAGAATGGGGAATGCAATCGCTCCCCCATGTGTACCCCGGTAGGCCTCGACGGAGAGCGCCCACGCGATGTAGTCGAGCGCAGAGCGGAGATTGTGCGCCACCTCGCCGGCGATAACAGCGAAACGGGGAGGAACCTCCCTCCGCTCATAGAAGTCTATGAATTTGTGAACAGCCTCGTTCCGATCGTCACCGACAGGGGCGCCGGGACGGTATTTCAAGAACACAGTAATCTCGGCATTGAGCTGCTGGATATCTTCCTCGGCCCGTTCTAACTTGGCAAAGATCCCGCGCGACTGCGCTGGCGCTATAATAGGCACGCAAGCCTTCTGTTCCGGCTCTCCTTGTCGAAGGGTGGGAGCCAACTGAAATGGAGGCGGGATTCACAGTCCCGCCTTTTCTATTGTGCAGCAAAAAGCCGCCTCAAAAGGGCGGCTTCGTGTTAGGGATGTGGGCCGGCTTATTTCGACCATCCCTCGATGATATGTGCGACCTCTTTCGATTCGTACGCCCGCGCTTTATCGGCCAGCGGCCGGATCCTTTCGGATGAGCATTTATCAAAAGGGAGGAGTTTCCCCTCGGAAATCATTTCGTCGGCGAGCCGACGGCAGTCGATGTAAAAAGATGCTTCAATGTTATAGCCCGCACACTCCACGCGCCCAGCGGAGCAGTGGCCCCCGGCAGTTTCGTACTCCGCCATTGCAAGCTCCCGGGTCTGTTCCAGAACATCGCGGACAAATATCCGGTCAGGGCCTTCAGCATCAATCTCCACATCTCGTTCTTCCTCGTCGAGGAACTTATTGTCGCGTGCGAAATCGTCGTAGTTCTTAGAGTTGAGATAATCGTCGATCAGCCCTAAATAGTGCAATCCGACGTGTCGAGCCCACTTCGACAACACTACAGGCTGAGGTGCAGCTTTTCTCGCGGCCGGCCTCGATTGAGCCACCAAGGTTGGTAGAGAGATGGCTACGAAGAGGATGGGCGCGACCAAGCGAAGCAATTTCATGAGCATTCCCCCAAGTTTGAGCTGAGCGCGTACCAGTTCAGCCTATCCCTGACGGTCCCTTTATCGGCAGCTTTTCGCCATCGCTAAGTAAAAATCACTGAGTACCGAGGTAACCATGGGAAGAGTCGGCACAATTAACGCGGTCATGAACCTGAAGACCGACTCGGTCACCTCCGGCCTGGACGTTGTCAAGCGCCAAAGCAAAGCGGCGATGGCGGAGTTCCGCAAAGAAGTCACCGAGTCAAACCACTCGCTGGCCATTCTGGGCGAGACCATCGGCGTCGGCATTCCGCGCCATATCCGCGGCTTTATCTCCGAACTGCCG